CTGAACTAAAATTTATTGATGATTTATTAAAAGCTTTTCTTATTCAAGCTAATAACCAAGCAAAGGTTGACCAATTATTGTTGGAGGAACAAGAAAACTGGATGCCAATTAACCCATTTGACACAAGATTATTTGGTGTTGATAAATTTCCTTATCAAAGAATTGAGGGTATAATACCTAACGAACTTAAGACTTTAATATTGATTAGGGCCATGACTTTTATGGGTTTAACAAACAGAAGTTTAAGTGGAGAAGAAATAGACCAATTGGCCGAGTTTGAAGCCAAGGGTATATTAAGTGATGTGACAAGCCCTAGTATAATAACCGCATTGGCAAATGCTACAAACTTTGAAACTGCGTTATTAGGTGTTAAGGGTAAAGTAAAAGCTGATTTAACCTTTTATAATGCTGAATATAGAGATATTCCTGTTTTAATTAAAGAAGGTAATGAATATAGATATAATTATATTTTTGATGAATTTGATTCAAAAATATTACCGATTAATGGTGATTTTTATAATAGTGAATGGTATATTAATAATTTACCAGATTACCCAAATGAAGGTAGGTTATTTTTAACAAATTATACACAAAGTAGTGGTAACACAAAAACAGATGATGGTGGTAAATATATTGGTTTTAAAAATAGTAATGATTATTACGAAGCTCAAGTACTTACTTTAACATCTGTTCCAACTAATATTGATAAAACAATTGACTTAGGTGAATTATCAAAAACTTTTAATGAAGTTAAAAATGATAGCACTAAAGTAGGGTTTAATCCGTTTGGTGGTATTTATGGTACCCAAGAATTTAGTGTTTTAAACTATAATAATGATGATTTAGAAGGTCTACCATTTAGATATATGTTTTATAGCGATACTATCTTTACTCAATATAATAAATCAAATTCTTTTGCTTATAAAAGAAAAGCTGGTGTGCAAAGTGTATTTGATAAATTTGATTTAGTTGGTAATAGATATAAAAATGATTATTATCCTGTTGCTAAAAATATTTCAGATGTTGTTTATTATGTTGATGGAATTATGCCAGGTTATCCTATTGCACCACAATTTTTTTTTGATTTTTTTGCTTATTCAACGGAAATTGATTGGGATTATTACAAATATTTTCCCACAACTAAAGACGGTTCTGTACATAAAGAATACGGTAAATTTAGAAACTTAGCCAATATATTTAGAGACAACCCAAAAGACGTGACTTTTCCTTATGTTAATTTTAGTGTTTATGATACTAAGGCTGGTGGTTTAAATATAAGTTCAGTTAGTCTTTTTGGTAGTAGATTATACTACGAACAAACAACACAAGAGGCTAAGGCTTTTTTATTTTTACATAGTTTACCTTGGAATGGTTTAACTAATGGGAAAATATTTGATAAACCAGAAATATTAAACACATTTGCCCATAGAGCTGGTTTTGTTTCTGTACCATATCTTTGGGCTGCATTTATTGGTGGGTTATTATTCAGAATCAATCAAGGTGAAATAATAGATTTTTATAACCCAACGGCTCAACAAAGTTATATACCAAATTTTTTAAATGATTCATCAGAAATTTACCCAACACAAAGACAATATTTAAAAGTAAAAAAAACTGATAGAGAAGGTTATAATTCAACAATGTTTTTTGATTCTCAAGGTGAGTATGAGGATATAGATGAAGTATTGTTAACTTTACCACAACAAACTAAAAATGAGTTTATTTCATTTTTTAATGATTTTGTTAGTTCAGAATGGTTAACGTTAAAAAATCAACTTGAAGTAATTAACGATGGACTTGATTGGGTGACAACTTATACTGATGCAACGTTAAACTTAAGCGGTTTGATAACAATAACTGGTACAACAAATACTAAAATTATAAACACATCTTTGATAGAGAGTGTTTATAATAGAAGGTATAATAATATTTTAAATCTAGATAATTATATTATATTTACACCAATTGAAGAGGCTGGTTATTTATATAATTTTGCTTTGGAATTAAAAGATAATTCACCAGCTGTCAACACATTAATTGGGTTAATTAATAAAGAAACTATAATAGCAAATGCGTCTTATAAAATTTGGAAATCTGACCCAGCAAGTACTGTATCTAGAAAAGATATTTCTGTTAAAGAAGATGATATAAAACGTTATTTATCTAAGTTGTCTAATATATTAAGTGGAACGACAACAACAAATCTTTTAAAACAACAAGAACAAGCTATTTTTGGTACATCAGATGAGAATATTATAAAGTTGATGCTTTACAGAACATGTAAAAACATATACGATAAATGGATAGGTGAAACCAGTAATTCTAATGAAATTATATTTAGGTGTGGTGGAAGAAATTATGTTGATACTGAACTAGCTAAAAAAAGAGGTGAGTCAACTCCTAAATTAATTGATAGCTTCAGATTTGTTACTAGGTCTTTTAGGGATATTGGTGATGAATTGGCTATTAACCCTACCCCAGTAATTGAATATTTACGAGATAATCCAAATTCAAGTTTTTATGATACTGTAACAAATTTATTATCATCTAACAATTTTGATTTTATACCGTTACCATCATTTATAAACTACCGTGATGAAAAACAATTAAGTTCGGTTTTTAAACCTTTTTCTAATTATGACACGGATATACCAACAGCTGGCCCGTCATTTGTTTGTGTATATTTGGGACAAAAATCAAAACACTTAGATATAATTAAAAAAGATAACGATATAACTTATCCAAATGATGGTTTTGATATTAGTTGCAATGGCCAAACTCTTCTAGGTTTACCAAAAGATTTTAATACGCAAGCTTCAAATTATGAAGACCCTGTAACATTCTTTAAAGTAAACTTCGGACAACAAAATCAAAATATATTTAAGGAAATCACGTTAGACCAAAGCGAATTTGGTGAAACAGCTGAATCGTTACAAATTACCGATGATATTTCTAGAAAGGGTACCGAAACAAATAGAACACTTGCTGGTCAAAACTTATATAATGTTTACAGCGTAAGAAGCTATAAAGTTGAGGTTGAAATGCTTGGTGATGCTATGATTCAGCCAATGATGTATTTTCAATTAAACAATATTCCGATGTTCCATGGTGCTTATATGATAACCCATGTTAAACATAATATTAAACCTAATCATATGTCAACGCACTTTACTGGTGTTAGGTTAAGAAAACCAGAAACGCAAATTTTTGATGTTGGTGATTTGTTTATGTCTTTGTTAGATACATTGGAAAATACAAATACATCACAAAACGGTGCAACAATTGGGTCTAGGACTACTAATAGTCCTAATCTTGACGCAGATGCGATACCAGACCCTTCAATTGCTAATCTTTTTGGTAATCCTTATGAATTGGGTAATTCTATAGCGGTTATTAATAGTGCTCCAGGAGTTAGAACACTAGATGGTGTTGTTCAGACACATAAAGGTGTTGATTACGCTGCTACTCAAGGAACAAACCTTTTAGCAATAGCTGATGGTGTGGTTGAACAAGTTAGATGGCAAATGGGTGAATCAAGAGGTTTTGGGTTATATATAGTTATTAATCACGGTAAATTGGGTGATGATAATAACTATTATAAATCACTTTATGGTCATGTCTCTGAATTAGATAAAAAAATAATAGGTAAAACTATTAATGAGTTAACACCAGAAGACATACAAAAAATGGTAAGTTATGATGGTTTTAAACCAAACACTAAAGTTGTAAAGGGTCAAGTTATTGGTAAGAGTGGTGGTAATGCTGGTGTAAATTATTTACAACAATCACCAAAGAAATATGATTTAGCTGGTGGTTCAAAAAAGGCACATTTACATTATGAATTACGTATAGATACAGTAGATAAAGAAATCTTTTCAATGAAATATGTTAATTCGGTTCCTTATTTTCCATTAGGGGCAACTGCTATTTATAAAAACGGAAATATCCCAAAGGTTAATGAAGGGACTGTTTTAGGAAGCAATGCTGATTTCTGGTCACTTGCTGCTGTTTGTAGTCTTGAAGCTGGTAACCCACAAGCTAGGGCAGACGTTGCTCAATCAATTTTCAATAGACTATCGGTACCTAGCAAACCTTATGGTAAATCAATTAAAGAAATAATTGTTGCTTTAAATCAATACGAACCTACTTTTAATAATAAATCAGATTGGAAAAAAATAAATGATGAAGAAACAGCCATTACTGCAATTATGAAAGCAAAAAATTGGACATATACAGTGGCTAGAAGTGCGTTAAAACAATCAAATACCGCAATTCAAAACGAAACATTATTAAAAAATTCTAGAGATTTTATTGGAACTAGAACAGAATTTTTAGCTGAAAAACCTACATCGGCAGAGGCTCAAGGTGTTGTTGAAAGAACCCCAGTTAACATAAACAACGCCTTTTTCTGGAGATATGCTGGTATTAAAATAAAAAATTCACCAGTACCATTAGCACCTAATTGGGCGGCATTGAATGTTGAAACGAGCATGGTTTAAAACTTGCTAGATACAATTTTTTTTAGTATATTTGCTCTATGATAATAGCAAACATAGTCTGTACTACTAAAATAAACATCACCGATGAGTTCAATGTGGTTAGTTCTATCAATGATATAATTGAAGGATTACCCACATTGATAATTGGTTACGACTATGTTAACAAAAACTATCCAGATTTTGATATAACCAACATATCCTTAGGTAACAACCTATATTGGACGTTTAAAAGGACTGAAAAAAGGGATAAATACGAAGAAGATTTAAATTGGTTCATGTTCAAGGTTTATAAAGACTTATTGGGTAAAACAATTTATGTTTATGTTGACCCTATAAACTACCCAAAAAGGACGCTTATCAAGGTAATAAGAAAGCTATACTCATTAAGCAAACCAATTAGTTATTTACATGACCAAATGGTCTATATTTATGCTGATAATATAATATTCGGTATTGATTTGAAGATGCTAGGGTTTATAGGGTTTAACACTACTAAATTAATTGATAAAATTAAATTAAAAAGTAGTGTATTTTTGGAAAAAAATCAAATACTTATAGAATATAAGAAAAACGTTGAAGTGCTTAGTAATAAAGTAAGATACGTACCTTATTTATATTCTTTAAGAAATGAAAAAAACGATATTACTAGCCTCATTCATATTTCCAGAGAGACTCCAATGGTTCCTTAGTTATCTTGAGACTAAATTTGCTATTACCAAGGATAAGGTGTTTTGTTACAAAAACTTAGATGATGAATCTAAGGTTATTGTTACGTTTAAGCTATTGGTAGTAGATGGTAAGCGTTTAAACCTTAAAGATTTATTCCCTAATGCCGTACTTATTCATAAGAAGGGTGAAGCTTTTTATACAATCAATGCGTTAAATAAATTAATTGAAGAAACATCCGATGTTGATTTGGGTAATACTGATTATAAATCAATAAAGATAGATTGGGAAAAATATCAGAATAAGTTCGTATTAATCAACGATGATAAACTAGCTATTTTCAACATAGAAAGGATTTTTTAGTGTATTTGTGATATTTATAAACAAATAACGTTATTAAATTTTAACTTATGGAAAATACTAATAAAATAAACGCTGATAAAGAGAAAAAAAATGCTTTAAATAGCTCATTAGATGCTATGTTAGAAAACGCTGATAACGTAGACTGTAGTTCTGGTGTTTGCGTGATTAAAGGCGATAAAAGCTTAGTTGAAAGAATCAACAAGAAAATAATAACAGAAGACGGTAGACAATTATTATTTTAATAAATGAAAAGAAAACATAACCCAGAATTATTAAAAGAAGACGTTAAACGTTTTAGACTTTTGTGTGAATATGATTTCTACCAAGAAACCAAAGAAGCTCCAAAATATAAAGATATTCTAGATGAAGTCGATGAGGAACCAAATGATTTAAAACCAAAAGATGATGTTGATGCGGCTGCTAATGACTTAGCTGGTGACCTTGGTGTAGATGCTCCTAGTGATGCTCCAGCTGAAGAACCAGCAACAGATGCACCAGCTGAAGAGCCAGCAATGCCAGAACCAGACATGGAAGAACCAGCAATGCCAGAACCAGATAGCAACGATGTTGAAGTTGATGTTACTTCACTAGTTAAGGGTTCAGAAGAGGCTAAGCAATCTGCTGACATGGCAACTAAAAATACTGAAATGTTATTACAAAAACTTGGTGATTTAGAGCAACGTATGCAAAGTATGGTTGCTATTTCCGATAAGATTGAAGGCTTAGAAAAAGAGATAATAAAAAGAAACCCAACACCAGTTGAGAAGCTTGAGATGAGGTCACTTAGTTCTTACCCGTTTAATCAAAAATTATCAGATTATTGGGCTGATAAAGAAGGTGCATATGATGTTATGGATAAGAACAAACCAAAAGAATATGTGTTAACCAAAAAAGATGTTGATTCAGATTATAGTGATAATAGCGTGATGAAATCTTTCACACCTAATAATAATCCGTATGACGAGGAAGACATTGACAATTATGATGAAGAAGATTTATAAATAAGGGCCCTACAAAGGGCCTTTATTGTTTTTTATACTTTTTTTTTAGTAAGTACTTGCATATTTTAAAAATGTTTGGTATCTTTGTTGAAAGTTTTGTAACGGGATAATTTAAGCAATTTTATCATAAAATAGTTGTAAATTTTACTTGACTTTTTCTATTTTTTTAGTATATTTGTACTAACATAAGTAAAGAAAAATAACAACAAATATATAAGCAAAGAAAACAAATGAGTACAGAAACAAATCCTCTAGCAGCGATGTTAGAACAGTATGACAAAAACAACAAGCCTAAGTTTGAAAAAACCGAAGCTAAGGTTTATGACCTTAAAAATTACTTTACCACTTACATCAAAGATGGTATCAAAAGCGCAACTAAACAAATAAGAATTCTACCTACAGCTGACGGTGCATCTTCACCTTTTGTTGAACAACACGTACACAAGGTATTGGTTGAAGGTGAATGGAAAACATTTGCTTGTTTGAAACATGAGAAAGGCGAAGCTTGTCCTTTCTGTGAAGCTTACGATGCGTTACGTTCAACTGGCAACGCTTCAGATAAAGAATTGGCTAAAAAATACAACGCTAGAATGATGTACGTTGTTAAGGTTATCGACAGAGATAACGAAGCTGAAGGTGTTAAATTCTGGAGATTTGCACACGACTTCCGTAAAGAAGGTATCCTTGATAAAATTCAAGGTGTGCTAAAAGCAATCAAAAAAGACATCACTGACACTGAAACTGGTCGTGACTTGGTGTTAACTATTAACCGTAACCAAAACAACGTACCTGTTGTTTCAGCGGTGGCCTCATTAGACCCTTCAGTTTTATCAGAAGATGCTGAAACCAAAACAGCTTGGTTATCTGATGCTAGAACATGGGAAGATGTTTATTCACTTAGAAGCTACGATTACTTGAAAATTATCGTTACAGGTGGTGTTCCAGCTTGGGATAATGAAAAGAAAACTTTTGTTGACAAAAATGCTGCTGGTGCAGATGATGAAATTTCAAACTTAGATAGTGAAATCACTATGGGTATTGAAACCGTAAAAGAAAGCATTAAAGTAGCTGCTGAACCTACTGCTGAT